ACTAAATTACACATTAAGATTAGCAAGAGAGCCAAGTATCAAGCTAATAGAGTAGTTCAACTTATCAGTTCTGTGTTTGAACATGGTATTAGATTATCTTTAGTTAAATATAATCCAGCTAAATATGTAAAAAAGAATCCAGAACTAGAACGTCATAGGCCTTTAACAGATCAAGAGTTTGCTGAGATAAACAAACAATTAAATATCATAGAGTCACAAACACATGAAAGACACTTGAACGCAATCAAGTATATAAGACTATGTATCTTGACTGGTGGTAGATGTGCTAGTGAAATCGGAGCTGCAAAGTGGTCAGATTTAGATGGTAATAAGCTAGTCTTACAAGAACATAAAACAGACTATCAAGGTAAACCTAGAATCATACACTTAAACAGTCAAGCTATGGCTATTATTAATTCATGCGAAAAGACAGGAGAAACAATACTTGGTGTTAAGTATCCATTTCGTATGTGGGATAAGATTAGAAAAGCAGCTGGGTGTCCAGATGTAACGCTACATGATCTAAGACATAACTTTGGTACTATGGCTGGGGAGAGAATGAAACTAGAAGATGTTAAGACTCTTATGGGACATAAAAGTATTAAAGCTACTGAACGCTATCGTAAAACTAGAGAGCATATAGCAACCGAAGAGATGCAGAATGTCGGAAACTATATGCAAAAGATAATGATGTCTAATTAGAAAGTTTTGCAATTACTTTATCGGTATATTTTTGAACATACTTTGGTAATTCAGCGGTCTCATTCTTTGGATAAACCTCAACATAATCAAAATCACCTTCTCCAAACCATCTTTGAATTTCAACTCTTGATGTATCATCACCAGAAATGGACACAAAATCTGATATAACTCTTTGGTATTGTTTTAAATCCCAATGCCAACAATCGTCACCATCTTTTGTAGAAATATAAAATTCATAATGCAATTTTTCTTACTCCTATAATTATAATAAAAAACCCATTATAACATAAAAGTAAGAAAGTGTAAAATTGCGTAAACTATAATTCTTCGTAATGTTTGATTAAAGCATCCATATACCATTTAGCTTTTTGTAAATCTTGGATGTTTGCATCTTTGTCTTTATGTCTGTAGAGATACTTCCAGATGTTGCCCTCTAAGTAAGCTGGAAAGTTACTAGCACCAACTCTATCTTTTATTAAATCAATACATTCTATTTTGCCTTGATAGTGTGGTGGTTTATTAACCATATCTTTTTTTATTGTTGTCACTCTATCCCATTCCTCTTGTGATACTTTATCTATACTCATCTCTACCTCCATAAAAATTAATAAATATTATTGATAAATTTTCTGTAAATTTTTTCTGGACTTTTTTTCTGAATTTTATTTCTAAATTTTATTTATAGATTTTTTGTTCAGTTACTTGCTTTATTAAATTTACTTCGAGTAGAATAACACAATAACGAAGTAATAGGTAATAACATGGAAGAAAAAATATTTTACAATCAAGAAGAACTTGCTGAAAGATGGGGAATGTCTCCTCGCACTTTAGAAAACTGGAGAGCAAAAGGAGATGGCCCAACCTACATAAAAATTGGTGGACAAGTTCGTTACAAATACGAAGCAATCAAGAAGTACGAAGAAAGCCAACAAGTAGGAGAATAGTTTGGTCAACGCTAGATCAAAAGGCAGACGTGGGGAACGAGAAGTGATTAATGAAGTTAATGACTTACTTGGTATTCAGTTAGAAGTTAATTATGCACAAACCTTTGGTGGTGGACATGATCTACTTAACTGTCCCGGCTACGCTATAGAGGTCAAGCGAAGAAAAGCAATAACACAAGCGGACATAAAAAACTGGTGGGATCAAACAGTAAGACAAGCATTAAAAGTAAATCTATTACCATGTCTTTGGTTTAGACAGGATAGAGCAGATTGGAAAGTAGCTATCCCATGCCCTTACTCCTACGAAAAGAATTTATTTCCCATTGAAGATTTTAATATCGCATCAATCGTATCGCCAGAACTATGGTCAGCGATTGTAAGAGAGGAGCATAACATTGGCACACGCAATACTATCACCGAGTAGCATTAGCAGAATAATTAGATGTCCAGCATCAGCCAGACCAAATGCTGAAGCTGAACGAACAGGAAGTTTAGCAGCAAGTAGAGGTACAGCAATTCACGAAATGGTAGAGGCATTATTAAAGAAAAGATTAGAGGGCATAACTTTATCTGATTACTATTTAGGTCAAACACAAACAGTTGATGGTTTCAGTTTTGAAATAGAAAAAGATGATATTGCTATGGCTGAAATCTATGTGGACTACATTAATAAAAGAACTGAAGAACTTAATGGGAAGTTATTAATAGAAGAAAAAGTTTACGCTAACGAAATACATGATGAGCTTTGGGGTACAGCTGATGCAATCATTCTAGGCGAAGGCAATAGAATGGTAGTAGCAGATTTAAAGTCTGGTGCATGGCCAGTAGATGTAAGATTTAATGAGCAGTTAATGACGTATGCACTTGCAGCTCTAAGCAGATATGGAAACGAAGATACAGTTTTAGAATTAACAATAATTCAACCTAATAAAAGAGCCTTTCATAAAGACGGGCAAATAAGAACTTGGGATATTCAAGCTATCGATCTTGTTGATTGGGGTTTCAATATTCTAAAACCAGCTTGTGATGAAGCGCTTGGAGAAGAGCCAAGTTTCAATGCTGGTACTTGGTGTAAGTTTTGTGCTTACAAATCTGAATGTCAAACATTTAATCAAAAGGAGGAAACAAATGAGTGACGAAGTAAAAAAACTAACGCTTCAAGTTGAAGCATTACGAGATAAGCTAGATGTCTTGATAAGTAAAATTAATCCTGAACCGCAAAGACAGGTGATCGTTCTTGATGAAAAAGAATATGTTGTCGATGAAATGTCTGATGAAAGCAAGGAGACTTTAGAAAAACTTAGTTTAACAAACGAAGATATTTTTGCTTTAGAAAAAACTATTAGAAAGGCAACTTTCCAATTAGGTAAAGAAAGAGAGTGGGCTAAACAATTTAGCAATGAACTACATAAAAGCGTAGAGCCAGTTGTAGAAACTGTAACAAAAGAGGTTAAATAATGTCTTTAGAGTGGATACAACAAAAGAGTAAATTAAAACCAGCTATCACGATTATCTATGGGCCAAGCGGTCTTGGTAAAACTACTTTAGCAGTAGGTAGTAAAAATCCAGTTGTCTTACAAACAGAAGATGGTCTTGGTATTTTGACTAATAACAGAAAGATACCTCATAGTGGTTTAATTAAAACGTATGATGACTTTATGGACAAACTTAGGGATGTTTATAAATTAGATAAAGGAACTTTTGATACATTAGTTATAGATTCTTTAGATCACTTAGAACCATTAATCCATGCAAAGACTTGTGAGGTGCATAAGCAACCTAGTTTAGAGTCTTTTGGTTATGGTCGTGGTTATAAAGAAGCTATGAAATATTTTAGAGAGTTCCTTGATGCAGTTCAACGATTGCGAAATGACAAAGGTATGAGAGTTATTATGATTGCTCATAATCAAATTAAAACATTTCACGATCCATTAACTGAGCCATACGATAGGCATGAAATGAAGTTACATAAAGATGCTTCAGCTTTAGTTTTAGAGACTTGCGATATGTGTTTATTCTTAAATTACAAGAAGGGTACAGTCAAAGTGCAAGGTGCAAAAGGTATGACAAGCAAACCTGTTCAGACAAATAGAATTTTAGTTACTACAGAAAATCCAAGCTGTGTTGCTAAAAATAGATATGGACTTCCAGAAACTATTGAAATGGTTGAAGAGGGAGATGATTTTATTGAACGAGCAGAGAAAACTTGGACAAACATTGGTAAGTTAATTTCGGCAAAATGAGTACACAGCACGAAAAAGCAATTTACTTACTAACGAAAGCTAAAATCTTGGTTCAGGAGGTCAAGGACATAAACGGAGATGATGATTTTATTCTCCCGTTGGGTGCTAACAAAGTCTTAGCAGACATTGTTGATGCACTTGAAGAAGAAGTAGATCGAGCAAACAGTTACGAGGAATATGATCCTTTGTAACATTTTATTAATGTTAAATTTTTCTTAGGAGGTAAAAATGGATTTAACACAATACAATAATGGCAAACCTATTGAAGCTGGATTACCAGATAATAAGGGTGGTGA